TCAGTTGGGAGAGCGCAACACTGGCAGTGTTGAGGCCAGGGGTTCGAATCCCCTTAGCTCCACCATGTAAAACCCAACCTTGTTGGGAGTTGTTGGGTCTATGACAGGTAGATTGAAAGAAATTTCTACCTTATCGTCATAGACTTTTATTTTTTGAACGTACTCTTTAGCGATTGCTTTCTTGTCTTCGGAATTCAAAACTTTTTCGTTTCTCTCCCTTAGAAACTGTAATATTTGCTCTTCTGACATGTTTAATTCCTGACGGCTAGGCATTCTGTTCATTTCGTTCTGCCAGTATTGTATTTTTTCTTCGATTTCCTCCGCTTTCTTCTTTAAACCAGCAAGCGGAATTCCCGCTGCAATAGCCTCTATGAGATTTTCTCTTTCTTTCTCTAGTTTTCGGATTTGCTTTTCTATTTCTGTTATCTTTTCGTTATATCCATCGAGTTTTTCCTGGAGTATGGAATATATTTCATGCGCCAGTTTTTGCATATTGTCCTCAGAAAAAAGAGTATTCATAATATGGCCAAAGACTTTCTTTTCAAGCTCGGATTGTGATATAGATACACCAGGGCAGTCTCCCACGCGTTTCTTTCGATTGCAAACATAGTATAGATGGCCCTTGGCGCAATTGCCGATGAGACTACCGCCGCAATGTGCACATTCAACTAGGCCAGAGAAAATATACTCACGCTTTGCCTTGTATTGGCCGGATCTTCTGCGATTTTCTTTCATTTTCTCCATCACCCTTTCGTGCTCATCTTTTGTGATGATGGCCGGAATAGCATCAGGAATCACTATTCTATCTTCACGAAGATTGTTCCTGTCCTTAGCTTTCTTTCCTCTACCGTAAACATAGTATCCAGCATATATGGGGTTTCGGAGTAAATCATGAAGACTATTCTTGCCGAATGGCCTGCCCAATTTGGTACGGTAGCCTCGCTTGTTTAGCTCAGCTATAATTTCTTTATAGGATTGGCCACTCAAGTACATATCAAAGATAAGCCGCACGGCTTTTGCCTCTTCTTCGTTGATAACATATTTCTGCGTTGCAGGGTCCACGTCGTAACCCAGCGGCGGAATGCCGCCGTTATATTTCGCTTCTTTTGCGTTTTCCAGAAGGCCCTTCATAACCTCCCGGGCCAAGTTTTTAGAATAGTATTCGGCCATACCTTCAAGAACGGATTCTAAGATAATGCTCTCCGGGCTGTCATCTAGCCTTTCTGTTACGGACAGTAGGATGACACCAGCCTTTTTTAATTCCCGCTTATAAATTGCACTGTCATAACGATTCCTAGCAAACCTATCCAGCTTATGCACGATGACGGCCTCAAATATGCCATTTTTTGCATCGTTTATCATCCGGAGAAATTCAGGACGGTTGTCTGTAGTAGCTGACATGGCCCTATCAATGTAAGTAGCAACGATGACGTGGCCTTCCTTCTGGCAAAATTCCTCTATCGCGGCCAATTGTGCTTCGATGGATTCTTCGCGTTGATTTTCGGACGAATACCTTGCATAGGCAGCTACTTTCATTTGTGTCTTCACTCCCTTAATTTGTTTTTACGTTATTATTTGTTCCACATCGTTTTTTTATGGTTGTTTAAAGGTATGAAACAGAACAAATGTTCGTTTTTTTACAAAAAGGCGTAGTAAAGCAAGTATTATTGTGTTATTATATATCTAGAGAGGAGGAAAGGCCAATGATGTTTCATAGGTTGTACAATGCAAAAGAAGGAATAAAGGAACATTTAATAGAGTTTGCATATGTTTATGCCCCCCTTTTTGGATTAATGGTTTTTGCTTTGTTGACAAATTATGTTAAAGTTGATTTTGATAAAGAATTTAAGTCTAATATGATTAACATTTCCGGTGTTTTGGCAGGATTTCTTTTTACTTCCATTGGGATCATGTTAACATTGCCAAACAATAAATTTACTCAAACGCTAAATTCAATTGGCTATATGAAGATCATTTTCAGAGCAATGATAATAGGTATATTCGCTCTTTTAATCTCGATGCTCTTAGGTTTATTCAATGTTTGCAGCACGGCATATAGTATCTTTTTTGTAATAGGCATTTCCGAAACCTTTCTAAGCGCCTATTACTTGTATAAAGTAAGCTATTACTCTGGCAAATCTAAGTGACAGGGAAAGAATCGGCTAAGGCTTGTTTTATTTTATCCAGATCATTAGAATACCGTAAGTATTTGTTATCTATATCTATAGTAACCCTTTTTATTAAGATATTTTCAACTAACTCTATTTCTATTTGTTCTTTATCGTCATCTTCTCCATACATCTCAAATCTTTTAAAGTTGCTTTTGACAATTTCATCATTGCTTAATAATTTTCTGGCCTTTTCAGGTAGTGGAGTTCCGTAGAAAATAATATCAATTCTTGCTTCTTTTATGTTAGATTGAGATATGTCATAAACATCAGATAGGCTCAATATGCGATTACCGATCTCAGAAGAATCATCATATATCATCTTTATTTGATGTAGTTTTTTGAATCTATTAAGTTTATACTTAATTCGATTATCCAACCTGGTTACCACAAGTACGGATTCCAATTCTGTGATTTTGCCTTCAACCATAGCTTTCAAATAATTGTTAAAATGCTTTCTAAATCTAGGAGCTGCATTATTAGTTATAACAGCGCATTGCATATCACTGAATCTAACATAAAAATATGTGTAGTTTTCTATAAGGAAGTTTATTGGTTCGCTCTGGGGGTCAATAATTTCATTATCTTCTTTTTTTCTTAATCGTTTTAATATGCCATCTTTTATATCTTCTAGTTTACCTAGTACGCCAAACATAGAATCTTGATCAATTTCTAATACCTCAATTCTAATACTTGTGTCTTCAGTGTCTTGTTTCAATGTATATGGTTCGTTTATATTAACATTTTTTAACAGTGTATTTACGAATTTATTTTTTATTTTATCCTCATCCGAAAGCAATGGCAAATAATCTAAATGAATACGATAGAACTCAACTTTCCTTTCCATAGCTATATCCCTTCCCCCCTCATTTCAGAATAATTTTGTATTTCACAAGTTCCTCATTAACTCCCAGGGTTGCTGCTATATAACTTGCTGACTCATAACGTATATCTTTGATGTCGCAATCATCAATCAAGAGTTCTGCTGCAAACTTATTAGCTTCATATTCGTATTTACTTTTTACAAAATATGTATTGTGCTCCATGAATATTATGTTCAGTCTGGGGTGGAGGACAGCATGTCCAAGTTCATGTGCCAGTACAATACGTTTGTCTTTGTCGCTCAGCTTGCTGTTTATATGTATGATTTTATTGCGCTTAAAGTAGTGGAAGTATCCCCGTATTGATTCATCCAAGTTGTCAATGAGCACTATGATGTTGAGATAGTCGGCCAGCTCATAAGGATCGCTGGTTTTATACTTTCTAACGAGCTTTCTTACAATATCTTTTATTTCTCCCACAAAAGGACCTCCCTTACCCCCTGCTGCCCACGGGGCAAAACCTATCTTATCCTACGCAATATGAATTCTTCGTGCTTGGATACTTCTTCCTCGATACGACAAAGCTTTTCGTAATTCTGTTTATACCCATCAAATAGGGCTTCAAGCTTTTGACCATGGTCTTGTTCGATTTTGAGCACGGTTTTCTTAACTTCCTTTACCTCATCTTCAAGTTTATCTATTCTCCCGTTAATTTCCTTAAACCCATTCTGCATTTCAGCATAAAGTCGGGTTAAAAACTCAAATATTTTATCTTCGTTGGTCATGATTTTTCACTCCTTTACTTAGTTAAATTGGCAGTTTGCTCATAAACAGCATCAAGCCTTTTTATAATTTCATCCTGCCCGGCTTGCAAAGTTTCAAGCCGTTTGCTGGTTTCTGCCTTAAAATTGGCAAGCTCTGTTTTGGTATTCTGTAATTCAGCATAAATCTTTTCCAATAGCGCAAAAATCTTATCTTCATTGCTCATTTTCACTTACCTCTTTATCACTCTTCCTGTACTTTTTAGGGGTATACTTTTGTTTGTTGCGCTGTTTTGCGATTTCCAAGCCTATGCGCATTGAGTCTATAATACTCTGTATGGCCTCCGGGCTGGCAGGTTCTCCATCAAACATGAGGCCTTCGGCATTTTCTAGCTGTTTTCTAACCTCGTCCAGTATTTTCTCTATCTCTCGTTCATCCTTTCGGGTGAGCTTGGGGGGATTGCCTTTTTGCGATGACATTCCTTTGGCTTCCTTCCCAAGTGACCTATTTTCCTGAAGAGGAATTCTTTCATCGGATAAACCCAGAAGATAATCCACCGAGACATTAAAAAAGCTAGCGAATTTTTGTAATAAATCTATTTCCGGCATTTGTTTGCCTTGTTCATACCTAGATATAGAGCTTTTATTCAAAAAGAATATATCAGCTAGTTCTTGTTGTGTAAGATGCATCTCTAACCTTAATTCTTTTAAACGCTGGGCAAATGTAGCCATGCGAATCACCACCTTTTATATCTATTATAAAGCTTGTTGCGTTAAAATAAATAATAGTTGCCTAAAAAGAAACTTTTTTTAAAAAAGTACTTGACAAGTTGCGTTTAATGACTATAATAGAAAGTGAAAGTTGTTTATGACGCAACAAAAGGGGGTGCTAATGGTGTTGTCAAAAGAAATGAGCAGAGAACTAAAAGCCTATAGAGTCAGATTAGGGCTTACACAAAAAGACATTGCTAGTAAGCTGGGCATAAGCGAATTTGCATACAATAAACGGGAAAATGGTCGTGTTGATTTTACCTTATCTGAGTTGAGAAAATTAAAGCAGATTTTACGTATGGGTGATGATGACGTAATCCGAATTTTTTTTAGCAACAATGTTGCGTGAAAGGCAACTACAATCCAATTAACCGCACCTTGACAACTTCATAGGAGCCTGTGAGTACCGCTGAATAGGCCAAGACCCGGTAACCCCGGCGAGCCCGAAGAGCGAGAAAGCAGGGTAGACGAAATGAAAGACGGTGATGGAGATGACACTAGAGCAACGCATTGCTGAACTGGAAAAAGTTATTCCAAAAAAGCTTTGTATTTGTTAAATACATCATTTAACTTTTTAAGATTTTCTTTTGCCTCTTCTTCTGTCATGTTATTAAAGTCAAGATTATTTAATAATTCCTTTTTTGCCAACTCTGTAAGATATAAGGCTATTGCATATTCGATTTCTTTAGCGGTTGAACGTCTATGTCTTTTAGCAACTTCGCTTATTTCGTTAAATAAATCCGCATCCATACGGAGAGTAAAACGCTTTTCGCCAGGCATAAACAATACCCTCCCTAATATTGGCGTCATATAGACACCATAAGTATATTAAAAAAACAAGAAAAAGTCAATTGTGACTATTGACGTCATAATAATGACATAGTATAATACAGAAAGGAGGTGACGTCATGAGCATGACAAATGGCAGAATAAGAACAACACTAAGACTCCCGAAAGAAATTGATGACAAATTAAACGAGGCTTCAAAGAAAATGGGCATATCCAAAAACGCATATATTATCATGCTGATCTCAAAGATGTTGGAAACCCATGAACAATAAACAGTAACAATGCAAGAGGAGGGTCTCAATGCAGAGTTTACAAAAGATTTTTAACTATAAAGGCCAGCAAGTACGAATGGTCATCAAGAACAATCAGCCCTGGTGGGTGGCAAAGGATGTATGTGACATACTGGATTTGGGCAATTCACGTATGGCGCTTGAAAGATTGGATGATGACGAAAAGGGTGTAAGTTTAATTGACACCCCTGGTGGGCCTCAACAAATGCAAGTAGTAAACGAGCCTGGATTATATACTTTAATTCTTGGTAGTCGTAAGAAAGAAGCCAAAGAATTTAAACGCTGGATAACTCATGAAGTGTTACCGTCGATCAGGGAAACAGGTATCTACTCACTTAATGCGCACTTCAAAATACCGCAAACCTATCCTGAAGCTTTACGGCTGGCTGCTGATTTGGCAGAAGAAAACTTAAAACTTAAACCCAAAGCCGAAATGCATGACCTGTTTTTATCAGCAGGGAACAACCAGCCAATGTCGGCCGTAGCTAAAAGTCTTGGAATAGGCAGGAACAAATTATTTGCATTTCTAAGGCAGAAAAAGGTCCTGAGATACAACAATGAACCTTATCAAGAATATCTGGATCGTGGTTACTTCAAAGTCGTAGAAAAACCTATCGTAAAAGGTGGCATAGTTGAAAATATTACACAGACACTTGTAACGGCCAAAGGTGTGGATTTTATAGGTAGGCTGCTAAAACAAGAAGAAATAGTTTTAGGGGAGGGGGAACGGTGAAGGTAGCACACATAAAAACCATCATAGACAGGCATACAGGCAAGGTACTTCATAAGGAAATTGTTGGTTATGAAGAGGTGGATGAGGACAAGTTTTACAGGCCGTTGGTAGAAATTTTTCTGGCGAGGATTATGGAGGACGACGACATCCGGAGGCAGCTAGAAGTGCGAGCTGCTGGATGTGGGGAGATGTGATAGGGAAGGGAGGTGGGATGGGGGTGAAGTGATTTTTCTAGCTCAAATTATATCAACAGGAGGAGGTGAAGACCATGCAGAGTCAACGTAAAAACATTTACCGTATTGCCAGAGAATGTGCAGGTTATACCCGAGAGGAAGCAGCAGAGCTTCTATACATTAGTACACGTTCCCTTGCTGATTATGAGACTGGTAAGACAATTCCACCTGATGATGTAGTGTGTAGGATGGTTGAAGTGTACCGAGCAACATGGCTAGCATATGAACATCTCAGACAAGGGACCGAGGTAGGTAGGAGGTATTTACCAGAAGTTGACCTGACAGATCTGGCAAGATCGGTTTTAAAACTACAGAAAGAAATTGCAGATGTAAACAAAATTAACCCCGACATTGTTGAAGTTGCCTGTGATGGTGTCATTGACGAACATGAGATGAGCAAATGGAAGATTGTGCAGCGCGAAATATCAGAAATGGCTGCAGCAGCGATGGCAGTTTTATTTAGCCAAAAAGAAAGAAGAGCCCTTATATAAAGGCCCAAATCAAAATTCCCACATCCCTATTGTACCACAAACGTGGTCAATAGGGCAAGAAGGAGCGATGAAAATGTTGTACAAAGTTACGTCCTATATGCTTGAGCAGGAAGCTGTTGTGGAAGCTAGGGATTCGGCACAGGCAAAACGCAAAGCTTGTAAACTTTGGGGAGTTAGTCCGTCCGACAGGTGGCACGGTATATCGACAATGACAGCAAGACGGCTTACAGAAGAGGAAAGGCGAGAAGAGCTGAGAAAGTGGGGGATAGAAGAATGAAACAGGTGGTTATTATCGAACCATGGGAGGCTAAATTCTACAAAAAAATAGAAGAGGGTTTAAGACTAAGTGTTGTCGGATACGATTTCAATCCCAAAACAGGTAAACATACTGTCAAAATCAGCAAGTATCGAATAGAGCAACTCATCAAAGACTGTGGAGCTTTTGCGGATTTAGAAGAAGATGAAATAGAGATAGTTTGGTTTTAGAGGGGAGAATGGGAATGCGAATAATTGAGTGTGGATATTGTGGATACAGGGATTTTGAAGATGCATTCGAGTATGGCAGAGGGCGAGAGTACGGGGAACACCCAGAGCACCGCTATTGTAAACGGTGTGGCCAATCAATAGATTGGTTTGGGTACAAAATACTATGGATTGGAGGGTCCTACGATGGATCAGGAATTAAAGATAGTGCACTTGTACGATAAGCAACCCGCTGAAATCAGCGTGAAACTCGAGAAAAACAGCAAGGGTTACAACTGGGAAATTTCTTACAGAGGAGAAGACGCAGACGAGGTTCTTGCAAAAATACGAGAAGTCAATCAGAAATTGATGGCCGAGTATGGAGGTGGACAGTAATGGCGACGATTCAACCTGTTGAGGTTAATGCAATTTCCATCATAGATGCTGTAAATTTACAGGCTATACAACAAACCATGCAAAAAATAGCTTCTTTTCAAGCAATTGTACAAAAGACACTCAAACCCAATCATGACTATGGGATTATTCCCGGCACTGGAGATAAACCCACATTATTGAAACCTGGCGCAGAGAAAATACTAATGCTGTTCGGCCTAACAAGCGAATTTGAAGAAATAGAACGAGTACAGGATTATGAAAACGGCTTCTTTGCCTTCACTATAAAGTGTATCTTAAGCAAAAATGGGCAAAAAGTCACTGAAGGTGTTGGGCATGCCAATACAAGAGAAAAGAAATACGTCAAGCAGGACCCATATAGCATAGCAAATACCATTCTAAAGATGGCAAAAAAGAGAGCGTTAATAGATGCTACTTTAACTGTTGCAGCTCTTTCTGAAATCTTTACGCAAGATTTAGAGGACGATATAGAGGGCACACCTATTGAACAAAGCATTCAGCAGAACAGGCAATATACAGACCAATCTGGAACCATAACAACTGCACAAGCAAAGAGAATGTTTGCAATTGCAAACGGCAACGAACAGCTTGTACGTGAAGTAATGGCTAAATATGGATACGAACACAGCAGGGATATACGCAAGATTGACTACGATAAGATTTGTGCGGAAATTGAAGAAAAAACGAAAGAGGCGGCATCCTAGCCGCCGTATGCACGGGAGTAGTCTAGCTGGTAGGACACGAGACTTTGGCTCTCGGAGTGCAGGTTCGAGTCCTGCCTCCCGTGCCAAATTGGGAAGGAGGGGGAATAAATGGCACATGCCGATTATCATTGCTGTGCAATTTGTGATTGTAAATTAGACTATGCTGGGTTTGATGCTACTACAAAAGAAAGGATTTGCGAAGATTGCCTTTTGAAACTGCAAGAAATGAATTTGCCGATAGTAACAGTTTGGCAGCTAGTAGAGTGGATAAAGAATGAAGAAGCAGAAACTTTAAAAGCAAAATTAAAAGAATTGGGTTTTCGGTTTTGTCTTTACGGAAATGACGTAGATGATGCTGTAAGAGAAAGAGGAATCAATTTGGATTGAAGGAGGCAATTGGGATGCGCATACAATTATGGGAGCCGCCAAAGCGGCGGCTCCGAATAAAAAACAGGACACGATTGGTTGTTTTCCTACTCATAGTATTGTTAACAATATTAGCCTTTATTATTCCCAAGCAAGGCGTTAGCCAGGTTAATTATGTGCCATATAAAGTTGGTTATGGGGAGTATTACTGGCATATAGCTAAACGACTGCAAGAGGCAGGATATAAAAAAGACATACGAGACATAGTAGATGAGCTTATTCAAAAGAGTGGAATCCCAGCACATGAATTGCGAGAAGGAGATATCATTTATATCCCAGATTTGAAAGTGAATGAGGAGGTAGAAGGCCAATGAAGATTAGAGTTGCGTATTCAGAATTAAAGTCAGGTCCCGGCTATAACAATCGGAAAGCCGAGGCTGAAATTGAAATTGATGTTGTCGGTGATGTAGACAAAGCCTTTCAAAAAGCATGGGAGAAAGTTAGAGCAGAAGTGAAACGGCAACTAGATGATAACAACGATGACGATGATGATTTTCCGTTTTGATTGTGGTGGGATATGCAAAGAAATGGATGTGATAAAATGGCTAATCCTCAATTGGAAGACGGCTACACAAGAATAGCAAACGAAATATTGGAAGCAGTTGCAAAAGCCAAGTTTAACGGAACACAGTACAAGATTTTATTAGCTGTATGGCGTTATACTTATGGCTTTAACAGAAAGGAGTACGAGTTTTCTTTAAGTTTTTTATCGGAAGTTACGGGCTGTAATAAACATCAAATTAAGAGAGAGCTAAAAAGATTGATCGACAGCAAAGTTTTGCTTGTCACACAGGAAGCAGATTTTAATTCTCCAAGGACACTCTGTTTTAATAAGCATTACAACGAATGGGATATAGAAAGTACACAGTGTGCTAATTCGCACACAGGCAGCGAATCAGTACAGTCCACAGTGTGCGAATTAGCACACTCCACAGGGAGCGAATTAGCACACCATATAAAGACAATATATAAAGACAATATTAAAGACATAGAAGAAGATGATGATAATAAAGGGACGCCATTCCTAGAAACTACCAATCCTGACAAGGTGCCGTCCCACTGTCAGGAAGATGATCCGGTTTTAACGTTTTTGAACCAGGTTAGCAGTTACTACACTTCTTTAACCGGGCGATTTGCTTCACCGAGTGATGAGGTTGCTATAACCGAGATAGCAAAGCATACAACCGACTTCCAGCTTGTTAAAGAAGCAATGGATATGACGTTCAAGAATTATAAGCCACGCTATAAGGGAGATAAAATCAGAGCTTTTAGGTATTTTGTCCCGGCCATCTTAGAGCGATTGGCCGCTGAAGAGGAAAAACGCAAGCTAAAAGAAGCGGGGGTGAAGGTGGCCAATGGAGATGACAATGTTCTGGGAGAGAAAACTAGCAGAGCTTCAGGCTTCGATAAAAGCAAATTCCTTTACCAGGGAGGAGGATAACCACTATCAATGCAAGCTGTGCAAAGATACCGAGTGGATCCTGGACAGCGAGACCAACTGTGCAAGGCCATGTAAATGCAGAGAAGTGAAACAATATCAGCGCATACTGCAGAATTCGGGCATATCGGAAGCGTTCAGGAAAAAGACGTTTGAGAATTTTGAACCCGTCAATCCGAAGGCCGAATTAGCAAAAAAGATGGCCATGGAATATGTGCGGAAATTTGAACAGCTTAGGAAAGAGAAGTACAATAGCATAGCGTTCTTAGGACAAGTAGGAGCCGGGAAAACGCATTTAAGCATAGCAATTGCAAACGAACTTATGAAGCAAGGTGTTGGTGTACTTTACATGCAGTACAGAGAAGCGATTATACACCTTAAGCAGAATATTCTTGATGAGATTTATTATCAGGACGAGATTGGTAGATACAAAATGGCAAGCGTGTTGCTTGTTGACGACTTGTATAAGGGCAAAGTAACGGATGCCGATTTAAACATAATGTTCGAGATTATAAACTACCGGTACCTTAAAGGCCTACCGATTATCGTTTCCAGTGAATACACAATAGACAAACTTTTAGAGTTTGATGAAGCTATAGGGAGTAGAATTCTAGAAATGTGCAGGGGCAGGATAGTTGAATTTGAGGGCATTGAACTAAATTATAGGTTACGTGCCTGACATTATTCGTGCTTTGAAAAAGGGGGGTATGTGGCAACTTCATTCCATGCAGTTACGACAGGTTTAAGGTTGTTTTCACTGAATTATGGTGTGCATTAGGTGATTATTAGGGAGGGATTAAGGTGCTGTGGTGGTGTATAGGGATTTTTATTGTTGGGGGCATGTTTGGCATGATCATAACGTCGTTGTTGATGGTGGACAAACAAGAAGACAAGAACCTGAAAAGCGATGATGCTCCTGCGGAGTGTTTTTGGTGTGGAGAACGAATGGTGCGGCTAAAAAATGGAGAGAACATATGCTCTAGTTGTGGATGGCGATATAGGGGGGAAGAGCGATGAATAAATGGATTGGGATTGGGAGACTAACAAAAACTCCAGAGCTCAGATATTTGCCCAGCGGAGTGGCCGTAACAACTTTCACCATAGCAGTTAGCAGAGATTATAAGAACGATAAAGGTGAAAAAGAAGCGGATTTTATCCCTATTCTGGCGTGGAGAGGTTTGGCTGAAAATTGTGTTAAGTATCTAGCAAAAGGTAGGTTGGTAGCAGTCTCCGGCAGGATTCAAACTCGCTCATACGATGGGAAAGATGGCAAGAAGCGATATACGTGGGAAGTGGTGGCTGATGAGGTCCAGTTCTTGGAGTGGGGTGAGAAACAGGAACAGCAGGATACCGAGAATACAGAAATACCAGGTTTTGAGAGCGTGGATGTACCGGATGATGAATTGCCCTTCTAGGGAGATGAGTTGGTATGAAACAATATCTAAATCGAGAAGAAAAGTTAAATATCATTGCCATATGTGGGTTTGCGGAGCATCTCGAAAATTGTATCAAACATGAAGAAGACAAAGATATACGGAAATGGCTTAAAGCAGCTCAGACGTATCTCAACAAGGCATGGCAGAAAAGGCTAGATAGCATAGACAGTTACAGCACAGTGCAAAGCTTGATTCGTATGGCCAGACAATATGAGATAGAGTTTAAACCCAAACTGGCACCAGAAAGCAAATACGATAAAAACGATATATATGCGCTGGCTGAGTACGCACAATTGAATGCATGCATAACATGTACGGATAAAAGTGGGCCGTGTGAATTGCGGAAGCTGCTAACGAAGTTAGGAATAAAACCAACGGGTGCACAAGATTGCCCGTACGATGTATGGGGGGATGCAATTGAACAGTAAACGCAAAGGTAAAAGAGGCGAGCTAGAGTTAGCAAAGAAACTCCGAGAATACGGTTACAACTGTCGGCGTGGACAACAGTATTCGGGGATAGAAGGAAAAGATGTGGTTGGGCTACCACACATCCACATTGAATGCAAAAGGGTAGAGAAATTGAACATATATGAAGCTATAAGACAGGCAACTAAAGACGCAAAAGTAACCGAAAAACCTGCTGTATTCTGGCGCAAAAACAGAGAAAATTGGCTTGTGATTATGAGGCTTGAGGACTGGATAGAGCTATACAGAGAATGGGAAAGCGGATTATGGTTGAAGGAAAGGAGGTATTGCGACAATGCAGGAGAAACAGCAAAATAGGCAGGAACAACAGAAACTGCATGAGAAGGAAAGACGGCTGCTGGAATTCATCCGGCGGCTTGGGTATGGAGAGTTGGTCATAAAAGTGCAAGATGGGCTGCCAGTTATGATTGAGAAAGCGACGGAGAAGGTGAAATTGTGATACAGTCTGCAATTTATGTGAATGAAAGGAGAATAAAAGATGATTAAAAGAGAAAATAAGAGCGTAAAATTGGAGTTTGGAACTGGTGATATATGTGTGGCAGGGGGATACATCGAACAGGAAAAAGGATATAAGATAGGCGTTGTAATATTTGCTAATCAAGAGCCACGAGAAATAGGAAGTCCAGGAATCATTAAAGCAGGAGAGGTAAATTTAGACGATTATCATGTTATAATGACATTTAGCAAGAAAGAAAGTATAGATGTTGTAATAAGAAAATTAGAGGAAGCAAAGTCATTCATGGAATAGCGACAAGAAAGCTGCTGACCGGAAAACCGGAGGCACTCGACAACGCTATTGTTGTTGGAGTGCCTCTTTTACTTTGTGGGAGGGGTGAATGTGAAATACACCTATATTCAGAGAGAATACTCTGAACCATTCATCACGATAGGGGAATACATCATTGAGACGGATCCTGAAACATTCCAAAAGTTATGCAAAATGTACATGATACAGTTGTTTGTTGACATAGGTCAATGCATGAATAAATATTTACCAAAGATATTTGGCGAGCTTTGCGAAAAAATAACGTCAATTTCTGCAAGAGAAATAGACCAACTCATGCGGGAGCCTCCTAGACCTGGCCGTGGTGGGCTGCTTCCAGGGGAAGGGGATGAGGCGCTGGTATGACAAAGAAGGAGTTGTCACAATTGCGGTATTTGAACAGGGAAATCGAGATGCTGAAACAACAGATAGCTGACCTGGAACACAAGATGGAAACGGAAACGGTATCGGATGTTGTGTCGGGCTCAAACCCGGAATGGCCATACGAGCGAAGGAGATTTCACATTGAGGGAATAGATGTCCGGGGGTATGAAAAACGATTGCGGAGATTAAAATGCAAACTAGAGCGGCGATTAGAAGAGCTGATGGAGAAAAGAGAAGAGATTGAGGAGTACATTTCAACAATACCAGATAGCTTGATTAGGCAAATACTCTCACTGCGGTATATAAACGGACTATCGTGGAAACAGGTGGCGGCGCACATTGGCGGCGGGAATACTGCAGATAGTGTACGTATGATACACAATCGATTTTTGAAAGGAGGTGAAAAATTTGACAAAAGCGATAAAGAAGAAAATGCTTAAGATAATCAATCGTGAGCTAGGCGAGATAATCAGACATCAGGAAGAGCAGCCTAAGGAGAATCCTCTTTTCCAGGATTTTGAGAAAACTTTAGCTGAAAAACTGAAAAAGCACGATGAATTTATGGCATCGATGAAAAAATAAACTTGTTCGTTTTGTTCGTTTTTCCTGTGATAAAATTAAGCTGAAAAATTGTATCGAGTATTTCAAACAGCCTGATTTAGGCTGCTTTTGGTTTATGTATATGCTTCCTCTCCTCCAGCCCGGTTGCCCCCGCCGGGCTGTTGTCGAAAGATGACGAAAAAACAGAATTTTTCGACAATAGCAGGGAATCTCCCCTTAATGTCGAAATAAAAAGACAGAAGGGGGGTGAACAAAGTGCGTAAAATTACAGCAATCACACAATTTATTCAAGAGGTTTCAGCTTTGATTGATAGAGGTTTCTCTTATCCTATTGAACTTGTTAGGGAACACATAGAAAATAAAGACGTAATTGATTGGCTGAAGCAAGAATCAAAAGACATTGCTGGAGTATGTTTTAGTATTTTTGATAATGAAACCGAAAAAGAAAATATAGAGTTTATTCACAATAAATTATACGACTACTTCTGTGGATATTATGGTGATGAAAAAAGAAAATGGGGTATAACCAATAATGGATTGTGTTTATTAATTAGTTGGTCGACTGAGATAATTAGAGATATTTATGGTAGAGTATGATCCGTAAACCAAGAGCCTTCGGGCTCTTTTTTATTGCGCACAAAAGGAGGTGGCCAGGGTGCCAAAGTGGTCAGAAGAGCAAAAAGCAAAAGCGCTTACCATAGCTGAAGCCATAAGCATATCGGAAGCTGCCAGACAAACCGGCATCCCGGCCGGAACGATAAAGAGATGGCGTTCGGAAATGAACCGAACCGAACCAAGTGAGCCGAACCGAACCCCGAAAAAACTGGAGGAACTGCAAAAAGTTGCAGTAGAGAAAGCGGTAGAAGAAGCAGGTGAATATATCGCAGAAAGGCTTAAGGGGTTAGCAGACGCTCTTTATTCCCTGGCAGAAAAAGCAATCAAAAAAGTGGACATAGCCATAAGCGATCTAGAAGAACTACCTAAGGGTAAAAAGGCAGAACCGCATGACCGTGATGGGGCTGCTTGGGTTCGTGCGCTTGTTGGTGTAATGAGTCAATCCATAGATAAGGCACAATTGCTATCCGGCAAACCGACGGTTAGGCCGGAGGTGATAGATAGGCATGAATACGACATTACACAGAGAATTATTGCGGAACAACCCGAACTTATCGATAGAATCTTTGCGGATCAGCGATAAGGCATGGAAAATAGGAGCAGCCAGAGCACATGTTCTTGGATGGGCCAGCTATGTGGATCCGACATATCGGAGACCAAAGCACATAAAGCTTCTTGGTGAATATTTAATGGCCGTGGAGCGTGGAGAAATTAACCGTCTTATTGTGATGATGCCACCACGCCATGGTAAATCTGAAACAACCACCGTCAAATTTCCTGCTTGGTATCTAGGGCGTCATCCAGACAGACGAGTTATAATAGCGTCTCATACAGCGAGCCTTGCGGCTCGTTTTTCTATGCGTGCAAGAAACGATTTTGCGCAGTACGCACCGGAGGTCTGGGGGCTTGAAGTAAATCCCGATGTAAGCGCTATGTATAGGTGGGATGTACTTGATAGAAACGACAAAAGCGGGAAGCCACCGGGAGGGATGTTGGCAGCTGGTATTGGAGGCCCTATAACCGGGCAAGGTGCACATCTAGCTATAATTGATGATCCTGTTAAGGACGCTGAGGCTGCTAATAGTAAAGTGCAAAGAGATGCAATATGGGATTGGTACCGTTTTGTTTTGCGTACCCGTTTGTTTCCTGGAGCAGCAGTCATTTTAGTGCTCACCCGCTGGCACGAAGACGATCTGGCTGGTCGATTACTTAAGCAGGCAGAAGATGATCCACAAGCAGATCAATGGGTAGTGTTACGTTTACCAGCAATTGCGGAAGAAAATGACCTTATGGGTAGGAAACCTGGTGAGGCACTATGGCCCGAACAGTATGATGAAAAAGCGTTAGAGGCTATAAAGGCTAGCGTTGGAAGCTATGTTTGGGCTGCGCTATACCAGCAGAGACCACAGCCAGCACAAGGTCAAATTTTTAGGCGCGAATGGTGGAAGTTCTACCGACAGGCGCCTTTTCCTTTTGATGAAATTATCCAATCTTGGGATATGGCATTTAAGGAGACCAATACCAGCGATTTTGTTGTTGGTCAGGTTTGGGGACGTAAGGGCGCTAACAAATATTTATTGGACCAGGTACGGGATAGAATGGACTTTCCGACAACCATTCAGGCAGTGCGGGCTCTTTCGGCTAAATGGCCTCAAGCACATGCGAAGCTAGTTGAGGATAAAGCCAATGGTCCTGCGGTAATTGCTACTCTAAAAAAGGAAATTTCTGGGCTAATTCCAGTAGAGCCTCAGGGAAGCAAGGAAGCCCGTGCAAATGCTGTGTCACCCCAAGTTGAGGCAGGTAATGTTTATCTCCCTGATCCAAGCATAGCGCCATGGGTACATGATTTTATTGAGGAATGTGTGGCTTTCCCGAAGGGAGCGCATGATGACCAAGTAGACGCGATGACGCAGGCGTTGTTGCGGTTAAATGAAAGCACAACAGATCCTAATTTAGCAGCTTTATTAAGGGGTGTAAAAATCTATGGCTAAAGCTAATTGGCTTAAAAAAGCTGTAGGAGAAATATCAAAACTGCGCCAAGGGTTATTCGGGAGGTTTGGCACCATCCTTACTGGTCGGTGGGATGTGCCTTATGTGTTGAACAGCACCAGGGTGGATTATGAACTTGCACGGCAGTTGTATCATAACAGCCACGACGATTACAAGCTGGGTGCAGGTTTTGCTAAGCCGATAATAAATACACTGGCTGGCTTTATGGGTGTGCCACGCTTCTACTGTGAGGACGAGGAAGCCCAGGCGGTCCTTAAAAAACACGCCGCAAGGTGGGTAAGCCGGATGCAGCGGACTCATCAGCTTTGCCTGCGGGATGGAGACTGCTTTGTGATGTTGGCAAATCTAGCTATAGAAGATCCTCTCTACCCGGAGGACGATACACGTATTGAGTACGTCATAATTCCTCCGGAGCAGGTTGCAGACATAGAGGTGGATCCTCTTACTCGGAGGCCAGTGGCATATACCATTCAGGCTCGGAACAAGTGGGATAGTGGACGGCGGGAATATGAAGTAACCCAGCGTATAGCGGTGGATAAAGTTACAGTGAGGGTGGAGGGCGATGCTCCGCCCGGCCTGATAAGCGAGGAGCGACCCAATCCTTGGGGATTTATTCCGATAGTGCATTTCAAGAACGAACCCGAGGAAACGGAGCTTTTTGGGACGAGTGAACTGGAGGCGGTAGAGCCCTATTTAAAGGCCTACCACGACGTAATGCTTCATGCCATACAGGGTAGTAAAATGCACTCGACTCCACGTCTTAAGCTCAAACTTGTGGACGTAGAAAGGTTTATTCTCAACAACTTTGGGCAGCAAGTGCTGGACCAGATTAAAAGAGGAGAACAGGTCAGCGTAAACCTTCAAGGCCATGAGTTGCTAATTTTTGCAGATGGAGAGGATGCGTCCTTTATTGAGGTACGCTCGGCCATCGGCGATGCTGAAGCTCTACTTAAACTCTTGTTTTATTGCATAGTGGACGTGTCGGAGGTCCCAGAATTTGCCTTTGGTGTGCACACACCGTCCAGTCACGCCAGCGTAAAAGAGCAAATGCCTTTGCTTATTCGCAGGGTTGCAAGAAAGCGGGAGATGGTAACCGAGTGCTGGCAAACTTTAGGCCGTATGCTCTTGGTGATGTATAGCAAGGTGACGGGCAAGAAGTTTGCTAGTTACGACGTTGCTATAACCTGGGACGCTGTTATGGAGAGGGACGAGAAAGAATATGCCGAAACACTCAAAACTGTGGTGGATGCGCTTAATACGGCTCTCCAGGGTGGTTTTATCAGTATGGATGCCGCTGTGGATTTACTCAAGCAGTACGTGGATACCATGCAGGACTATGTAACCGATGATCCGGAACTGCCCGGAGAAAGAGAACGGATCATCAAATCCTGGATCATGCGACGGAGGCTTGAAGACGGTGAAGGCTTGGAAGAACAACGAGAAGAAATAGAAAGGGAGCTTGAAAATGAATGAGCCGCGAAATAGAGGAAATCAAAGACGCTGCCGGTGCTTATCGCAAATGGGCTCTGGAGGCAAGAAAAAAATATATTGAATTGAGGCTGCGCCAAGACCCCGAAATTCGGGGTCTTTATATTCGAGCTGCCGACAGGGTGGCTAAGGAACTGAGACACCTGGCCTTGAAAACACCATCCAGCTATTTACGTAAACGACAGTTAGAAGAACTGGAAGCAGCATTGAGGATGGAGGCAGAAAGACTTGGCGGAAACCTCACGAAGGCCATGGAAAATTATATTGAGGAAGCCGTTAACGCAGGAGCAGGTTACAGCCAGGCAGTTATGATGGACCTGTTTAAGAAGGCCGGAATAGACACTACCGGCATTCGTGCTTTGTTTGCCACAGTGAACCGCCAAGCTATAGAGGCCTGCTGGGCCAGAACAAAAAAAGGATTGTTTTTGTCAGACCGTATATGGCAACAGGGAGAAAACTTTCGCAATACTATGAGGAACCTGGTACAGGAGGCGGTAGCTATTGGCCAGGATGCCGTTAAAACTGCCCGGATGTTGCAGCAGTATGTGAGACATGGGGTGCAGACGCTAGCGAAGGATTATCCCAACATGATGGAACGTATGAAGGGGCGAATACCGAAGGATATATGCTATGAAGCATTGAGGCTTGCAAGAACAGAAATGACGGCAGCTTTTGGTGAAGGAACAATAGCAGCGGCCAGGATAAGTCCCAGCTATTTGGGCATGAAGTGGGTCCTTAGTCATAATCATCCCGTGGTTGACATATGCGACGAACTAGCGGAGCACGATGAAGGCTACGGCAAGGGTGTATATCCACCGGGAAGCGAACCGCCTTTTCCAGCTCATCCGAACTGCATCTGCACGCTTGTTCCTGTTCACGAAAGCCCGGAAGCTTTTGTTGTACGACTAAAGAAATGGGTAAATAATCCGGATAGTGAACCGGCGTTGGAAAAGTGGTACAACGAAATCGGCAAAAATATACTGAAACGTGAGGCGATATAAGTATGTACGGTATTGGTATTGGCTTCCCGATAAAACCAACAAAGGAGGACATAAAGAAGTTAAAACGTGAAGTAGCCCATGACAGGTTTGAGGTGGTGAGCGGTGGAAAAGAAAAATGCAAACCAGCAGCAAAGCGTGCAGGTAGAAATAAAACAGAACCCACCGATAAAAAGAATTGAGGTGCATCCAATACATCAGAAGCTGGTAGTACGAGACATGAAAACAGGGCAATATGTTAACAAGCGCTGAGGCGAAAGCCAAGGCGCTTTTATTGTGCCATTTTGAAAGGAGGTGAACTGGATTGACAGCGGAGGAAAGAGAAAAACTGCGTGAAGAAGCCGAAAAAAGGGCCAAAAAATATGGGATAGCTTTCAAGGAAGGTAAGGGCCACCTTACACCGCCGAAAGGTTATCCAAAGGATTCCAAACAATACGGAGACCCAGTAAACTATGCCTACCCAATAGATAGAGAACACATCAGGGCGGCGATAAGCTATTTCAACCACGAAGGGCAAAGAGAGGCAGGCGGATATACACCGGCAGAATGGGCAATTATCGGTAGACGGATTGCAGAAGCTGCTACGAAACTGCTTGGTGGAAAATACGAATGCGAAGACGGGAAGATAATCCGCATAGAACCGAAAGGCGAAATATCGGCAATTCAAGCAATCATATCCGGCGAAATGAAGGTAGAGGATATCCCTCTAGCATCGTGGGCTAATCTTGAAGCACTAAAAGCAGACGATCCAGAACCGATGGAAGTAGTGGTAGAAATTCCGGCAGGCTACTCCAAGCGCGGGTGGTATTACCGACCCGAAGCTCTCCAGAAAATTGTTGGCGAGGTGATGTCGCAAGGATTACCCGGGTTTTTGGGGCACCAAAGACCCGAAGATGTAGACCATGAGTTTCCCACTCCAGTTACACACTGGGTAGGAGCTTTGTGGAAAGACGGGAAGGCATACTTCAGGGGGGTGATAGACAAAGCAGCAAGCGATTTGAAGCGTTGGATAAAAGCAAATGTAGTGAGGACTGTAAGCATTTTCGGCATACCAAAACTACAGCAGGTATCCGGAGAAACCCATGTAGTGGATTATGTTCCTTTGTCGATAGACTGGACACCGTTGGGCCGAGCAGGAATGCCTACACGTGTAGTGGCAACGGGTGAAATGGCTACAATTGATGAAGTTTTAGGAGGTGGACAAAAGACAATGAATTGGAGGGAACTTGTTGCTCAATTAAAGACAATGATAGCCAACAATGAGGTTGCCATCAGCCAAATAGTTGGAGAAATGGGGCTTACCGCTTCTACTCTTGCCGGAGAGATGGAAGAGATCAAGCAGGCTTTTGAAGCTGCCGACATGCTAAAAAAGGTCAGAGAAGCGCTTGGAGCTGTCGGCGAAATGGATGTTGTAAAAGTAGCTACCGAAGCGAAAAAGGCCCTTGATGAGAAAGTGAGAGCTGAGAGAGAAAAGCTTATTGATGAAGTATTGAAGGAAAAAGTAGCTGGCGAAATGACTCAGGCACTAGTAAAAAAGATGCTCAACGTGCCTGAAGATGCCACAAAAGAACAGATTGCCGGTGAGATTGATAAACTTCTGGCCGATGAAACCATAAAGGCAGCAATTGGCAAATTCTACGTGGACAAACCGCCAATTCTAGGAGGCGGTGGAAAAGAAACAACTAGCCTGCGTGTAAAACGGCAGGCTATATAAATTTTAGGAGGTGGAATAAATGGCTTACGTAGGACAGCCTGTACCCAGCACCGTTCATAACATCGGTGGCGGGAAAATCAGTGACGGAAAAACGGTGAAGGTTACGGTCCCCGAAAACACCACTATTGAAGCGGGGAAGTTTTATCTTCTTGATGGCTTCTTCGGCTGCGCTATGCAGTCGGTAGCTACTGGTGCTGGGGAGACAGCTGAAGTAGTGTTGAGCATTGAACAGGCAGAATATGAGACCGACCAAATCAACACAAGCGACGCCTTCAATAAAGGAGATTTGGTGTATTTTGATGCTACTAACAAACTTTTGACAACTAGTGATGGCGGAGGGGCTAACCGCAAGGTTGGCAGAGTAACAGTGCCGAAGGATGCAAATAACGTAATCTGGTTCATTCTCGGACCGCAAGTTTAACAAAACCAATGGAGGTGGTTTAGGTGGCTTACAAAGTATATAGCCAGGAAACACTGAAAGAAGCACGTCGCCAGGGCACCTATACTGAGAAGGTGCCTTTTGTATTGGACGGCAAATTGTATGAGGTAGAAAAGAAGATAATCAACGGAGAGATGGAGACTTTCGAGCTTTCCAAGCCGATAGGGGAAATGCTCACCAGTGGAAGCGTAGAGCAGTTTAAGGATCTACTCAGGAAGGTTGTTTTGGATGTTGAGCTTGGTCGTGAGCAGGTGCAGTTGCTCTACCAGCCGATTTATGAACGGATCCAGGACGCCAATTTGCCCAGGGTACTCGATGCTAAATGGGCGCTTACTGGAACTGTTGTGTTCACCGAGCATATGGAAGGTGAAGAAGTAAAATTTGGTCGTTTGCAGGCCGAACAGGGACCTACTGCCCGGATCCTGACCTATACTGCGGGGTTTGAATACACCAAGGAGATGAAGGATTTTAACGAGGCTTTTTCGGTTGAGATCCTGAACAGAGCTATCGGCGAAGCGTACAACGCATTACTGAACCACATTCACCTGTACCCGATTTTGAGCTTCAATTACCCCGCTGCCAATAAGACGGCTTACCAGGGTGGCGCTGGAGATCCTGCATGGGTAGGCGTATATAAGACAATCACTAAAGCCCTTGCCGACGCAGCTAAGGCGAAGCGTCCCGGGACGGTGTTGCTGGCCTCTACAGCTGACCAAGCTAATATCGAAATGGCCTTGAAAGGCGGACACCAGATTGAGGGCACTGTCTACCCAGCTATCAGTGGTATTCAGTCTGTGATCTACTATGATGGCTGGGAGACGGTTGTAGGCAAGAAGACTTATAGCTATCCCGGCGTGACACCTGGGAAGGCATACTTAATTAGACCGAAGAGAGGATTCAAAGAGTTGGTTAAGCAAGATTTGAGGGTAGAGGCAACTAGCGGTGACCTCTCCAGGCTGGTTGAAAGCCAGATCGTGGCATATGCTTACCGGGGTGTATATGCCGCAATAGAAGAAAATGTTCAGGAAATTGCCCTGGCTTAAGGCGGTGAGGTAAATGGCGCGTTGTATAGATTGCGCCCGGTTTCCGTGGATTCCGGGCGCTGATTATTCTATGTTGCCACCAATTCAATGCGCAAAAGAATTGCCTGCCCGTAGGTGGACTATAGAAAGTGCAAATATTGAACATAACTGCCCGTATTATGAAGAGCCTAAGGCGGTGAGCGATAATGATACCGACACCAGAACTGAGAACAAAGCTGAGGAAGCTGCTGGACGAAAGAATACCAGAAGGCGGAAGTGACGCGGATACTCGCTTTACGGATGCGGATATAGATGAGTTGCTAATTGAAACGGCAAATATATACGAGGCAGCGGCGACTGGCTGGACAATGAAAGCGGCCATGTTTCAACGAGAGTTAGGACAGATTGAAAGCTATGCTGTTGGCCAGGAACGGTACGATATGCGGAAACTCAAGGATATGCTGGATTATGCGCTTAAAATGGCCGATACCTATAGTCGCATGGCCACCAGCGGCATGGGAAGTATGATACTGAGAATACAGCCACCGGAGGTGCTATAAATGGACTTGGTGGAGCTCCGGCGAAAAAATGTAAAATGGGCAATACAACAGAATCCTGTTTCGATAACGATCCGACGGACGGAATATACAAAAACGAATAGAGAAGCAATAGAAACAAAAACCACAAAAGGACCATACATGGTGAGGCTGTACCGTTTCAGGCAGGGAACTATACAGGACCGACTGACCACAGCGGGCACATCTTGGAGTAATGAGACTTGGGGACTTTTAGCAGAATATACGGCAGACATACGGGCAGGTCCCAACGTAAGGGATGAATTTGAGGTGCCCGGCATAGGCAAATTTTATGTAAAGGCGGTGTACCCACACATAATAAACGGCCAGCTTGCGGGTATACAGGCAGAGCTGGAGCAGATAGGGTGATCCCGGGAGGTGATAAAACAATGATAAAGGTGGACATGAAAAATTTTAACCTGCTAAAAGCCAAAAACAGGCAAAAGGCAGCATTACTGGCATTTGCACTGGTAGCGGCACATAACATGGAAGGGCAGGCCAAGAGGGAAGCTCCTTGGACAGACAGAACTGGTCACGCACGTCAGAGCATACAGGGAACAGCGGATTGGGTAGGGGACCGGCTAGTAATTTGTTTATCCGGCGGGATGGAATACAGCCCATATTTGGAGCTGGCACACGGTAAAAAATACGCAATACTGAAACCCACTATTGAAAAGAATGCAGCGGATATAATAAACGAGTATCAGAGGCTGGTGAAGGATTAATGTGGAGCAGAATAATGGATAAGCTAGAGGAAAAAGGCTTGAACCCATACGCTCCCGGGATGTATGAAGGGGTCTGCCAAGAGCGATTTTGCATAGTAAGGACGAGCTCCCAGATGCCGATGGCGGGTACAAACAAGGTAGGCACAAAGCTATTTGACATAATCGTATATGTGCCAAAGACACGGTACCCGGACATAGAGCCATATATGCAAGAGATAAAAGAGGCCATGAAGGAATTAAATTTTATACGGCCAACGGGGAATGAGACGCCACCCGTACCGGATGACGAGAAGGAGGCATTTACGGCGTCCATAGAATATCAGGTTTTAAAAAAACTATAACAGGAGGGGATAATAAATGGCTTTTGAGACCGTGAAAGAATTTCCACTCGCCAATATTGTAAGGGTGGAAATTGAGACTGAGGAGCAGACTCCAAAACAATACAGACTGACCGATGTGTACAGTGAGGCAGAGGTGACAGCTGTTATATCGGAGGGCGAAGAACAAGAGCTGCGAGTCAAGAACGTGATAAAGGCGCAGAACATGAGAGAAGACATCGTCAAAGGGTATGACATACGGTTAGTAGCAGTTACAATGGTGCCGGAAGTGCTGGCACTAATAGACGGGGGGACGCTGACCTATGACAGTATGGACCCGAATAAAGTGGTCAAATATGATGCGCCACCCGTAGGCAGCCCGGTGCAAAGGAAAAAATTCACGCTTCATATCTACACAGAGGAAAAAGACGTAAACGGCGATGTAGTAAGCTATGTCAAATTCACCTATCTGCACTGTACGGGACGGCCAGTAAACTATACTTTGCAGGACAACGCATTCTTTGTCCCAGAATTCACAATCAGGTCGAGGCCCAAGAGTGGGGAAAAGCCGGTCACTATAGAATTTTTGGATCAACTACCGGCCTAATACATGAGAGCTGTCTGTTTTTGCAGACAGCTCTCTAAACTAATTTTAGGAGGGATAAAATGAACAAGGTCGTAAAAATTGAGGACATAAAGGACAAATTGACACAGACAATTGAGATTCCGGATTTTAGTGGGGAGGGCACAATTACTGTTAGGGTACGAAAACCGCAGATAATGAAGCTCATCACCAGCGGAAAGATACCCAATCCCTTACTTCCAACAGCGCTGGCCATGCTGGATGGACGCAATATGCGCAAAGCAAAAAGCGAGGACGAGCTGGCACTAGAAGGGATAAAAAGCATACAAATATACTGTATGGCATGTTTAGTGGAGCCAACATGGGAGGAGATAAAGGACTATATAACGGATGACCAAATGTTTGCCATATTTTACTGGGCGATTGGGGGCGTACAGCGGCTGGAAAAATTTCGTTCAGAGCGAACAAATGATACAAGTAATAATGATGGCGCAGATATACCAAAGAAGGCCAAGTGAGATTTTGGGAATAAAAGACGAGTACGAGTCTTACTGTTTTGACGAGGTAGCTTTTCAGCTATTGACAGCAGCGACGGAAAAGGATGGACGTATAAACTGGGACAAAATAAGGTGGAAAGATAGAAGACCACGGGATAAAAACCATACAACAAACAGCGAACTTATAAAATTCATTCAGAAACATGGAATAACAAATAATAACAATGTATAATAACAATGTGTAAAATTTTCTAAAAGGAGGAAAACATAATGAAAAAACATTTCTCGAAAGTAGCTGTTTTGTTGATGGTTTTGGTGGCTGTGTTAATGTTGGTTGGATGTGCAGTCGAAATTAATATGAAGGATATGCTGAAAGGTGGGGAAGATGCGAAAGAAACCAAAGAACAGGATAATATCCCTCTTGGTAGTCTAGATGTCTCGCTTGAAGAGTTCGTCGATGATTTCAATTTTCTTGCTTCGATAGGTAAAGAAGAGGTGAAAGTAAAGCTCGAAAATGTTAGGGCTGGCGAAAAAGAGGGAATCTATTTGGGTGATATAGTAAACGAATCGGGTCAAAAAGCTAAAGCTTTTATTGCAGTTAACTCAGATGGCATGCTTAAACGAGTATCAATAGTAGGTGAGTTTGAAGAAAAAGAGGTTTTCTCCACAGCTATATCAGTGCTAGGTACTTTGATAGAAGGACTAGAGTGTGGTGAGATACTTGAGGAGCTCAGAGAGCAGATAAAACAGGGGAAAGATATTGCAGAATTAGTAAGAGGTGATCTAAAATATCATTTTGCATGGTGGCCTAAATTAGCTTTTGAAGTATTAAGAAACGAATAATTAGCTTTTAAGTTGAAATAACAATGCCAAATCAAAAGCACTCATTTAAAATGAGTGTTTTTTTGTGTGCTTTAAAAGGTGGTGATATGGTTGGCAATAAATGCTGGAACAGTATATAGTGAACTAATACTTGATGCCAGCAAATACGAGCAGGGCATGGAAGCTGCACAAAAACGCATGAAAAGTTTTACAGAAGAACTAAAAAAGGCAGGACAAGACACAACAGAAATCGGCAAAAAGGTCACAACACGAGTGACGCTGCCAATCATAGGTCTGGGGGCTGCAGCAATAAAAACGGCGGTGGACTTTGAAGCAGCTATGGACGAAGTAGCAGCCATATCCGGAGCCACGGGCCGGGACCTTGAACTGTTAACCAAAAAAGCCGAGGAAATGGGAGCGACAACAAAATTCAGTGCAACGGACGCTGCAGCAGCACTAAAATTCATGGGGCAGGCCGGTTGGACTACCCAGCAGATGTTAGAAGGCATAGAGGGCGTCATGCTTTTGGCAGCAGCTTCCGGAGAGGATTTGGCTACAACGGCCAGCATAGTAACAGACTCTTTGACGGCATTTGGTATGTCGGCGAGCGAAGCCGGGCGATTTGCAGACCTGCTGGCCAAGGCAGCAAACGCCACAAACACGGATGTGGTGCTATTAGGCGAATCGTTTAAGTATGTAGCACCGCTGTTCGGAACGCTAAAATTTTCAGCCGAGGACGCAGCGCTGGCATTAGGCTTGATGGCCAATGCTGGTATAAAAGGCAGCCAAGCAGGAACCAGCTTAAGGGCTGCCATAAGCAGGCTGGTAAAGCCGGTGGGCGAGGCCGAGGACCTAATAAAGAAACTGGAAATCCGGATAACGGATGCACAGGGAAATACGCTGCCATTTTTAAACATCATGGAGCAGTTAAGAGATAAATTCTCCAAGCTGACAGAATCCCAGAAAGCACAATACGCAGCTTTGCTATTTGGGCAGGAAGCCATGTCAGGTATGTTGGCCATTATAAATGCCAGCGAACAGGATTTCAGGGCTTTAGTAGATGCCACAAGGAACTATAACGGCGAAGCGAAGCGCATGGCTGATATCATGCAGGCAAACCTAAAAGGGCAGCTATCAAACTTGCAATCACAGCTTGAGGGCGTGGCCATACGTATAGGTAATATGCTGCTTCCGTATATCAGCGATCTTATAAACGGTATATCAAGAGCCGTAGATTGGTTTGACAGCTTGGATGAGAGTACACAGGCCAGTATACTGCGCTTTGCAGGACTAGCAGCAGTTATCGGGCCTGCAATAATGGTAATGGGGCAGTTTGCCAGTAGCATAAGCAGCATTGCTTCATTATTGGGCACATTGGGCGGGACGCTAGGAATAGTAAGCACGGGAATGGGCGCAGCAGCCGGAGCAATGACCACAGCAGCAGGTGCAGCCACCACGGCAGCTGGAGCAGTAGGCGCAATGGGCAGCTCCATAAGCGCAGCCACACTTCTAATCAACCCGTTCACGCTAGCAATAGGTGCAGCAGCAGTTGGGGGAGTAGCTCTGGCCAACTATTTATCACAGGATGTAATACCCGCTGTGGATTTATTCGGAGGAGAAGTATCAGAGGCCACAAAAGAGGCTCTGGATGGATTTCTGGAACTGCAAAAAGGTGTAAAAGTAGCATTGGATGAAATGTATTTCGCTGGTAAAACAGTCACAGCGGACATGGCTCATGAAGTTACCAAGAATATTCAAGAAATGGGCCAGACGTTGGTAGAAGGTATAGAGAAAGATAAGCAAGAGGCCATAAGCATATTAAGTAGCCTAATGTCTCAATCCACCACGATTACAAAGGAAGAACAGGCTGAAATATTAAAATCGGTAACGGAAGGATATAACGAACAGACCCGTGTTGTTGAAGAAAATATGAAGCAGCAACTTAGGATTATTGAAGAGGCATTAAAGGAAAAACGCAGGCTGACCTCTGAAGATTATCAGATACTCATGGAGCTGCAGCAACAGGCACGAGAAGCAGCTATAAAAATATTGACCGAGAACGAACTCGAACAACGGCTCATATATGAACGCATGAAACAGAATGCAGCACAACTAAAGGCAGAAGAGGCAGCAGAAGTAATAAAGAATAGTATAAAACAAAGAGAGGCTGTAGTAGCCGAAGCTGAAAAACAGTATAAAGAAACGGTAGACTTAATTCTTATACAAAAGAATATTTTGGGGACACTGGCTGAAGATCAGGCAGACAAACTTATTGAAGAGGCAAAAAGGCAACGAGATGAAACAGTAAGAGAAGCTGAGTTGATGCACGATAAGATTGTTACCGAGGTACAATTACAACTTGGGGAATATGTAAATGCGGTAGATTTAGGCACTGGGGAAATCAAAAAGAGATGGCAACTGCTGGCCGAAGAAGTAAACAAAAGCTCAACAGCCACCAACCAGTTTATAAGCAGTATGGAAGAAGTACACAGAGACAGATTTTTACGCATGAGGCAACAGTTATATGAGGCGGACAGAGCATATCACGACACGCTGGCCGAGGGCGGAACCATCATTCAGGCTATAAACGCATCCCAAAACAAATTAAGAGAATTTGAACAGCAACACGAGCAAACAAAACAAAAACTTCAGGAAGCGCTGGAATCGATGAAAAATAACACTATTAGTTTCAGCGATATAGTGACGGCGAACCTGGACAGGGCTGTGCGTAAGGAACTGGGATTGCAGGAAACAACAAACACAACAAGAAATGCATACAATGGCGCTCTTAATGATATGGCAAACAATACGGATATAAACACAGCAACGATTAGGGACAGACTGGGAAAGGTAGAAATAAACGCAGCAACATTGAGGCAAACAATGGAAAATTTGAGAGAAAGAACAAATAAGAATTTTAGCGATATGGCTATCACCACAGGAAATAATATGGACACAGTAAGACGGAAGATCGACCAAGGAACCGATGCAATTGTCAGGTGGAACGCAACAGAACCGGAGACCAAAAGATTTAGTATAATAGAGACGATAAAACGAATTTTCACCGGCGAATACTGGAGAGGCTATGCGGAAGGAACAAATTATTACCCTGGCGGAATAGGATTGGTAGGAGAAGAAGGCCGGGAGCTAGCACTATTGCCCACAGGAAAGTTGGCATGGGTAGGGGTAAGCGGACCGGAGCTCGTACAGCTACCCACAGGTACAAAAATATTTCCACACGAAAAATCAATCGAGCTGGCCAAGATGATGAATTTGCCAACATTCCAGCATGGCGGAATAATGGCCGGTGGGACCCGATACAGCACAGGCACCGATATTCAGATAGAGACGCCAGCCCCAACTATAATTATTGAGCAGATGGTTGTCAGGGATGACACAGACATCCACCTGATAAGCAGGGAGCTGTACAACCTACAGCAGAATGAACGATTTTACAGGGGGAGGAAATAGGGCATGGACTATTTTGTATTTAACGGGATAAAATCAACGGACAAAAACGTAGTGCTTATAAACTACCGGCCCATTTTTCTACCGCAGCGAAACACGGAATATGAACTAATTCCGGGTAAATCGGGGAGTATAGAATTTGATAGTGGCACATATCAAGATATAATCATCGAAGCGGAATGCGCTATTTTAGGTGAGAACGAACAGGAGGTCATGACTAACGCATACGAAGCGAAAAAATGGTTGTCCCCAAAAGGGTGGTTGTCTTTTTGGGACGACCCACAACGATTTTATATCGGGAGAATAGCGAACCAGATACCGCTAGAGCAGCAGGTGAAATGGGGAAACATACGACTGCTGTTCAGATGTCAGCCATTTGCATATAAGGTTATAAGCCCGGCAGCCGGATTCATTCCAGACCTGTTCATACCTTTTGCCGAACAGATAACGGCGGACAACGCCACCGGCAGCCACACCATAACCGGACCCGGAGCAATACAGATAAACAACAACGGAGTATTTGAGACAGAACCATATTTCAGGATTGATGGCTCTTTTACTACGCTGGCATTAGGGGACCTGATTATAAACAGGGCGCTGTCTGCAGGGACATTGTATATAGACAACGAGAAAATGGAGGTATACACCATAGATGCCGGGTCAAGGGTGAATTATTTGCCACAGACGTCCGGTAAGCCAATAAAGCTGGCACCGGGCAATAATACGATAAACATAAACGGAACCGGCCTTAACTTTACGCTTCGCTATTTGCTAATTGAAAGATGGTAAGGGAGGGGGACAGATGTTCAACATATACGACAAGAACGAAACAAATTTCTTGGGACTGGGGCTGGCTGTTTTAACGGATGTACGCAATGCGAAAATAAAACGCAGAATAAACTCAACATACGAACTGACGTTTGAGTACCCGCTCTTACCGGGAGACACGAAGGCGCAATATCTCGAAAAAGAAAATATAATCAAGGCGGACGGCCAACTGTTCAGAATTATTGAGACAGAAAAATATGACACAGGGGACAGGCAATGGATAAAGGTGCGGGCGCCACACATATTTTTTGATTTGATAGACTATGACACGGAGGATAAAAGGGTAGTAGACGCAAGTGTTCAAACAGCATTAGAAAGGCTGCTAGAAGGAACACCATTCACGGTAGGGATATGTGACGACTTAGGACTGGCCACAGCCTATTTTATAGAAGAAAACAAGCTAAAAAGTATAAATGATAAGATAATACCTCGTTGGAAATGCGAAATTGAGATAGACAACTTCACGGTAACGGCTAAAGCAAGGATTGGACAGGATAAAAAAATACACATCCGCAGGGGCAAAAACCTAAAAGGACTAAACTACAAGGAGGATATCAGCGGTGTAATCACCCGCTTGTACGTAAAAGGGAAAAACGGGCTCACCATAGAAAGTGTAAATAACGGCAAAAAGTATATAGACAGTCCGTATATCGGTAACTACAGTCACATTAAGGTTGGAAGGGTAACATTTGAGGATATAGAGGACCCACAGGAATTGCTGGAAGCAGCGCAGGAATATTTACAGACAGTAGACAAACCATACGTATACTATGCCATAGATTTAATAGAGCTGCGAGACAGCGAAGAATACAAGTATTTTAAGGAGTTGGAGACGCTAGGACTAGGGGATACTGTTTATATTTGGAATGACCGGCTAGGCATAGAGATAGAGGCCCGCATTTTGGAATACGAATACGACCCGGTAAAACGACAAAATAGTATTGTAGTATTGGGGAATTTTACAAATAGAATAGAGGACGTACTAGGTCAATTTGAGGATACCAAGCGCAGAGTAGACCGGGCAATTACTGACGAAGGGTATGTCCGGACGAGCTGGCTCCAAGGCGAGATTGACTTATTGGTAAATAGATTACGGGCAAGCGGAGCATATCAGCACGTTACGCCGATTGAGGGGAAGGGGGCATTGTTTGAAAACACGGACCCGACCAGCCCGGATTTTGGTGCATTATACATCGGCCCCGGCATTTTTGCTATAGCGAACAGCAAAAATCCAGATGGCTCGTGGAATTGGAGGGTATTTGGTACAGGGAAAGGTTTCTCTGGGGATGAAATAATGGCTGGCAGAGTACGGGCACAATTCCTGCAGATAGGAAGCCAGACAGAGTTTGAAGCAGGATACGATCCAAGCCAGAAGGAGACACCCGAAGGCGCACAGGCCAAGGTGGACGCAGCAAAACAGGACGTAATCACATATGTCAACACCGAATTGCAGGTGCGGGACGGGAGGATTGAGGCAAAAGCTGACAAAACAACCGTGGATGAGCTCGGCAACCGCATCAGCGAGGCAGAGGCCCAGTTAGCCGTACAAGCTAATGAGATCGCTGCTAGAGTCACAACGACCCAGCACGAGCAGGATATGGCAGAAATTAACAGCAACATTTCAGATTTGGATGATAGATTAACACAGGCAGAAGCGGAGCTAGTAGTACATGCCAACGAAATCGCCACAAAAGTCAGCCAAACCACATTTACTCAAGAGCTTGCGAAAAAAGAAAACGCCATTGTTCGCTCAAGCACCGCACCAGCCAATCCCACAACCGGCCAACTGTGGATAGACACATCGGTCATGCCAAATGCTTTGAAGCGATGGGACGGAACAGCATGGGTGAAAGTCACACCAACCACAGCAGGCGAAGTGGGGGCCTATACGAAAACCGAAACGGACACCAAACTGGCAACAAAGGCCGATACAGACGATTTAACAGCACTAGAGGGACGGGTCTCCACAGCAGAATCCACGCTAATTCAGCACGCCAACATGATAGCTACAAAGGTGAGCCAGTCAGATTTTGATCTACTAGAGGATAGGGTTTCATCTGCAGAAAGCACGATAAGCCAGCATGCCGATGAAATAGCCACAAAGGTCAGCCAAACTGTTTTTAACCAAGAGCTGGCCAAGAAAGAAAACGCCATCGTTCGGTCGAATACTGCACCGAGTAATCCGGCAATCGGGCAATTGTGGATAGATACATCGGTTATACCAAACGTTTTAAAGCGCTGGGATGGCTCCGCATGGGTGAAGGCAACTCCGACAACAGCCGGAGAAGTGGGAGCGTACACCAAAACAGAGACTGATAACAAACTGGCAAGTAAAGCCGATGCAGATGACCTTACAGCCCTTGAAGGCCGAGTATATACAGCAGAATCTACTCTGGTTCAACATGCAAATCAAATAGCTACGAAAGTTAGCCAAACGGATTTCGACCTGTTAGAAGATAGGGTAACGAACGCTGAAAGCACCTTAACTCAACATGCAAATGAAATAGCACTAAGGGTAACACAAACCACATTTAATTCAGCGATGAACTCTATAAACAGTGAACTAGACTCTTTGGATAACAGATTAAGCCAAGCAGAACTAAAAATAATACCTGATGCAATTGTATCCACGGTAAGACAATCCAGTGCATACCAGAACGACCTAGCAACGGCAGAAAACAACGCTAAGGTTTATGCTGACGATAAAGTTAGTAACATAAAAATCGGTGGAAGAAATATTTTGATAAACAGCGATTTTTCCAAGCAAAACACAAACGGGTCGTCTACCAAACACCCTAACCTTTACGCTGATTACTTTGGTGGTTACAATTCCGGGATTACAAACCCGACCAATTCCTACCATGCACATTTGGACACCGATACATTCAGTGAGCCAGTTTATGAATTCAACGAATCAGACGGGACAAGGAATTGGAAAGGTATATCACAAAATGTAACCGCCAGAATCAAGGAAACCGGTCAATATACAATATCGGTTGACTTATATGCTACTGATGTAGGAACCAAGTTTTTTGGTGGCTTTTACTATTACCGAGTAGGCGATACATCACCAGGATTTCGTGCTGGTCAATTCAATATTGTCCCAATCGAAACGAACAAATGGGTCAGGATGTCGGCGCAATGCAACCTAGGGGACGATGTTGATTTTTCAAAGCCGATAGTCTTCTACATGTACGGATATGGATTCAGCTCGAACGCCATTTTGTACATGAAAAGGCCGAAACTCGAAAAAGGCAATAAAGCTACCGACTGGACGCCCGCACCTGAAGATGTGGATTCTACTATTGATGGGTTAGATACTCGATTAACTCAAGCAGAAAGCACTATTGTCCAGCATGCGAATGAGATAGCTACAAAGGTAAGTCAAACAGATTTTGATTTGCTTGAAGGAAGGGTTACTTCAGCTGAAAGCACCTTGACCCAACACGCTAACGAAATAGCTTTAAGGGTGCGCAAAGATCAATTAGGTAGTGAAATAGTGCAAAATGCAGCAAGCGTTAAAATTGCAGTAGGGCAGATAGGTGGAAACAATCTTTTAAAGAACAGTAGCTTTGAGTTTGGTTCCACGAATTGGAACGGTATGGTGACAGGCACAAGTATTGTTTCAGAAGGTATAGATGGTGGCAAGTGTTTGAAAATAGTGAGTAGTTCGTTTGGCAATGCAATCGTTATATATCAAGACATACCTGCTTCAGTACTTAAGAAGGGCAAAAAATATACTTTGTCTGCTGAAGTTAAAGGGTTAAATATTGTTAAAGGTACAACTAATCCATTTGTAGCTCTGTATGGCGAATATTATAATAACAGCACCTATGTAACGGGTATAGGAGTATCAGGAAATTTTGCTACAGGCACCTTTGACTGGACAAAATATTCAATAACATTTACCGTAAGAAATGCTACCGATTATACTCGTCTTTGTGTTCAAATTTATATGAGGGACTGGACAGGTACACTGTGGGTTGACAACATTAAGCTAGAAGAAGGCGAAAATGCAACTGCTTGGAGTCCAAATCCGAATGAGTTAAAATCTTCTACAATGGAAGTAACAGATGACCATGTTAACATAAGAACACAGCAGTTTAATCTTGAATTATTAGCTTCTAATGGGGAAGATAATTCAGTTATAATTACAGCAGAAAATCAAGGATTTAATAAGTTATATATTGGTGAACTAACATGCCCAAATGCAGTTTTGAAGCAGGCACCAACAGTAATTAATGTAGGAGATAATCAAATACAGGCGACTATTAATAGCTTAAATAAATATCTTGCAGGCGATGTAAGGCTAGTTTTGACTGGGACTGTTTATAACGAAACTGTTGTAATTGACGGGTTTTATGGAAATGGTGGATTCATACTTGACCTTAACGGGAAGACAATAAATGGTAGAATTCAAGTGCTTAGATGTGGCGTTTATATTGGCATTTATAACGGGACTATAAATATAGTTGCAAGTGGAATATCAAGTGGGATAGCAGCATATGAAACAATGTTTTTAAGCGTATGGAAAGTTAAGGTTAACTGCTACAACAATAGTCAGTTTGGTATACAGGTGCATTGTACAGCAAAGGTGAATGACTGCGAAGTTTACGACGCCACAGAAGCTGCTTTTACTGTTTCAGAGGGACATACATTATTTGTTGTAAATTGTAGAGGAATAGCGAAGTATGGGTTGCAAGCAGGTGGTGCTTTTATCTTGAAAACAATTTCAGTGCCTGGTGGTACAACAGCCAATGAAATTACGTGGGATGGTGGGCAAATATTTGGTTCAGCTCCGGTAAATTTAGGTTCAGCAGCACCACCGAAACCGACGATACTTACAAAAACATATTTGGCAGTTTCTACAGCTTCATGGCGGTCTTCAGGTTGGCGTACGGATAACGACAGAGTGTACCAAGGCAACTGGGGTTATGGCAACCACAAAGGTCTTATTTTCTTTGGTGATAGTGTAATCAGCGACATAAAATCTGCTTTCAACGGTTACAACATCACCAGCGTTAAGCTGTATATCAAACGTGCGCCATCCCATGGTGTATATTCAGCACAAAATATCAGATTCTACAGCCACAACTATGCAAGCAAGCCTGGCGGCGAACCAGCTCTTGGTACAGACTACGGCAACTTGATTGCACTAGCTTGTGACCAAGAAAGTATTGTTAACATTCCAACCAGCTTTATAACCGAAATCCGAAACAATCAAGCGAAAGGACTTGCTATATATCAATCCGGCGGCAGTCCGTATGTGATATTGCTTGGCAAGTCCGAATATGATATTCGGCTTGAAATTACTGGGCAAAAGTAAAGGAGTGAGAATATGCAGATAGTATTTTACAATGACAACGGCGTCCTGAATGTAATTCGGGACGCCGAAAATATACAGATTAAAGGTAATTCAATCGAGTACAACAACGGTAGTAAGCTATCAGGGATAAATTGTAAGTATATCATTTTGGATGATGACATAGAGGTCAATGAAATAACAGAAGAAATATTGGCTTTGGACAAGTCAAGCCAATTTAAAAGCATGGACCCGTTCGAACAACGATTACACGATTTGGAGGCAGCTATAGCCTTTCTGTTTGGGGGGTATGTCTGATGCCATTTGAGTTTATGGTACGTATATTTGCAAGGGTGATAAAGCATAAGGTTGAACACGAAGGAGCAGATGCAGAAGAAGAAATTGCAAAGCTCCCAGAAGAATACAGGGAGCCTGTGAGACAAGAATTAGGATTATAAAGGATCCGCATGGGTCCTTTTTGATTTTGTGCCAGAAAGGAAGTGTAAGCATGAAACCCGAAAATATATACAAAACAATATGCAGTGTAGGAGGCGCTCTTGCCTCCTTTTTCTTTGGGGGGTGGAGCGCATTGCTGGAGATATTATTAGCATTTGTTGCGTTTGATTTCCTGACCGGTGTTATGGCTGCTAATATAGAAGGAAAACTAAATAGCAATGTAGGCTGGAAGGGCATTGCCAAAAAGGTTGCTATATTTGCTCTTGTGGCTGTTGCTAACCTTGCTGACAGAGCACTGGGCGATGCTCATATCTTTAGAGATGCAACCATATTTTTCTATCTTGCTAATGAATTGCTGAGCATAATTGAGAATATAGGCCGTATCGGTTTGCCTATACCGGAAGCACTGCGAAAAGCTGTGGCAGTTCTAAAAGAGAAAGGAGAGGAAGACAAATGA